AGTCGGTGGCGGTCTGGAGGATGTTGCCCTCCCAATCTTTGCCCTTGGTTTTGAGCGCGGCGTCGATGAACTCCTCGTCGTAATCGTCCGTGGTGGCGCGGTCGGCCAGTTCGGTGGCGGTCACCCATTCGATCTTCGCGATCCAGCGGGCCGCCTGCATGCTCTTGGTGGCCACGGGAAAGAACACGTCCACAAACGGGCGGAGCGCCTCCCAGCACGGGAGCGAGGAAAGCATTGTCTCGCGGGGCACCAGGCTGCGGCCGGTCTCGCGCAGTTCGTTGAGGATCACCCGGGCCTGTTTCTTCGAGATGCTCTCGGAATATCCCCGGATGAACGCCAGCATTTCCTCCTCGGCCAGCGGGTCTTGGAGTTTCTCCACGAGCAGGGCGAGGCTGGTGAGTTTCTCGGGATCTTCCTGGGCGTCCGCATAGGTCTTCTCCAGGTCGATCTCCTCGTTCTCCAGTTGGCGGCGTTGCTCCCACCACACGCCCATCACGGCCATGCCGTATTGCTGGCGGTAATTGGCATAGAGCTCCAGCTCGCGTTCCAGGTCGCTCCGGAGATGGACCTTGAACAGCCATGTGAGGATATGGTTCACGAGCTGGGACGCGCCCATGCTATCGCCCCGGCTGGAAGTGACCTGCACCATGGAACGCGAGAACGCCTCCAGCATGAGGGCGACCTGTTCGTTAATCACCTCGTCCACGGCGCGCACCCTCTGATCGCTCGCGCCGTTCCACGGCATGGGGTCCACCCCGAGGCGATCCTTCCATTTCCTCCCATCGTCGCTCTGCCCGGACCATAGGCACATCCGGGTCCGCCAGTCGGCCTCCTGCTGATTGGTCAACCCGCTGGAGTTGGTGAGGCAATCCTGGAGTTCCTTCAAAATGTCGGACACTGCGGGATCGGCGGAGGTCAGGAAATCGTTCATGCGACGGGGATCGTGTGCTGATTGTTGCTCAGAGCGTAGGAATGCGAATGAATGAGCCGCAGAAGGAGAGACTGCGGAATTTCTCGTAACAGCCGTCGCCCTCGCGGGAGCCTGCGGCGTTGGTGTTTCCCTCGATGGTTGCCACGATGCCGCGCCCAGCGATACCGGAGACAACGCCGATGTGCGAGAGGCGCGGGAGGAACACCACGATGTCACCGCGCTCTGGTGTGTAGGTCGTCGAACTGCTGGGAAACACGATGCACCCGGCCTTCCTCGCCCACGGGAGCCAGTCGCGAACGGCGGCAAACCGGGGCGGGACCCGCAAACGGATCTCGGCGCTTTGGCGGTCGGCCTCCTGGACGCAGTAACTTGCGAACGCAGAACACCACGGTTCGCGGTTTTTGCCGCCGTCGGGGTAGGTGGTGGCAGCCCAGAATTGATCGATCCCCTCGAAACGGTTGGGCGTGGTCTCCCGAAGCCCGATGTGTTTCGCTGCGATGTCGGCGATGAGAGAACGCGGGTTGCTCATTATCAGGTGAAAATGAGTTTCTTGGTGTCGTCCCGGTCCCAAGCGGATTTCCCCCCGGCCCGAACGGCGGCATACACGAGGGCGGTTTTCCACGCGGGTGCGCCGATGGCGAGCATCAGCTCGCGCAGGGTCTCGTCGCATTGTTGCCGGGTGAGCGTGAGCCCGTTGGGGATCTTGCCCCAAACGGCGTACAGGTAATCGTGCGCAAACGCCGGGTAGAGAATATCGGGGTCCGAGCTGGCCAACACGGCCCACACGGCCCGGGGCACGCTGGCGCCGTCGGTCATGAACCCCGCCGGAATCACAAACCCGGCGGCTGCCACGGTGTAAACGGGGAGATCCTGCTGGAACTCGCTCCACCACTTGAGAGAGAGCCCACGGTCGAGGATCTCCCGGCGTGCGAGTTGCCGGGTGAACGCGCTTCCCGAGAACCGGGTTATCCGCCGCAAAGGTTGCATGGTTTGCATTCGTTGGATGGACCGAGTCGGCCCCGGCAGTTTTTGAAATAACGGCACTCTTTGTTGTGTCGGATCCCGCTGCTGGAAATCCAATGGGTGCCGGTGAGCTCGCGGTAACATTGCCGACCGGCCCGGGCGCCGGGGATTGCGAGGGCCGCAGCCACGAGCCACGGCACCAGCCACCGGTTCATCCCAGCTTTTGGAGCACCTTCTCCATGACGTGTTTGGTTTCCGACACCACATCGGCCATGCGCTCGGCCAGCTCCCGGTATTGGGAAGCGTGCAGATCCTGCTTGGCCTCCAGCGCCGAGATGCGTTCATCGCGCCGGGTGCCGATCTCCAAGCGTTCCTTGTCGCGTTTCTCGTCCCGTTTCCAGAGGGCCAGCACCGCCACGGCCAAGAGCACCGTGGGGCCCGCTTCCGGGAGGAGCGTGAGGAGATCCGGGTCGGCGGACATTAGAGGCTGATGGGTTGACCGACGATGTGCGAACCCACGAGGCACACGTCTTCGTTTTCCCATGTGTCTGCCCCGCGCGCGGCGGCGGCTTCGTAAAGCGCCGACTCGGCCACGGTGAACGGGACCACAACCGGGTTGTCTTGGACCAGGAGCATACACTGGCAGGTGACGGTTCCGGCGGGATACGAAATGGCGATGGAGATGAGTTTCATAATGAATGTTAGGGAGCGGTGTAGCCTTGGAAGTTCGCACGCACGGTTCCGGCTGCGGAAAGGTTGGCGTTGAGAGCGGTGGCGGCCGTGACCGGGATGTGAATGGGCCATTCAAGGTCCAGCGGCACGTTGACCGGCAAAGGCAACCTCCACCGTTCGGTGGCCCCGTCGAGAATGATGAGATCCACCGTGGCGGCTCCGGTATTGATGACCTGCCCGGCGACAAGGTGGCGTTTGAGCCCAGCGCCCGCAGCCGCCGCGATGGGCGCGGCCGTGGTGGTCGTGAGCGCGAGCGATGCGTCGAACGTCGCTTCTGCCAATGCGTAAGGCTTCACGACTCCCGCGCCGATCATCGTGCCCATCCAGCCCACGCTGTCACCAGCGGCCGACATGGCGGCGATGTTCGCGTTGGATGCCCGCAGACCGGCTGTGACGGGGTTACCGATCGCGGCGTCCACCGCCACGGTGCCCGCTGCGGCGACGGTGCCGCTGGTCAGAGCGCCGCCTTGGAGCACGACGGGCACGGCGTTCGCAATGTCTCCCGTGGGGCGCGTCATCATCTCCACTCGCTCGCGTTCAAAGTCGAACACGCGCAGAAGCGAAACGCGGTAGTCCGTGCGCTTGATCACACCGCCGCCGCAGTTGGTGGTGGCCAGCGTGGAAGGCACCGGGACGTTCTCGATGGATTCGAGCAACAGGTTGGTGGTGGCCACTTCGCGCACTTTCCATGCGCCGTCAATGCCGAGGCTGGCTCCGGTGGCTATGTCGCGCACGCCCACAAGCTCCACGAAATCGCCGTTGAGCAAGCCGGCCCACGCCACACTCCCCACAAGCGTGAGCACGCCGGATGCAATGGTGGCGGATTGTACGGCCATGGTCAGCGCGCCGAGCGCCGACATCAGGTTGCCGCCTTGGACCTTGGCCACGTATCCCCCGTAACTGGTCACGGTGGAGGCCGTGCCAATCACGATTGTGAACGTGTTGGACGTGGGCACTGTGGCAACCGCCGTGGCCGTCACAAGGTTCGGGAAGCTCGCTGCCGCCTGATCGCGGATGCCGTAAACGACCACAACGTCGCCGGCCACAAGACCGTGGTCGGTCGCCGTGGTAATGGTGGCCGTGGTCGTCCCGCTTTTTACTGCCGAAACAATCTGCGCGCTCGGGACCGTGAGCGACTTGTTGTTGGCCGCTCGGATCCGGAACTTGTAGGGCTTCGAGTTGTTCGGCACCACTTGGGTGCGGTTCACGAACGCGGTCAAAGCGGCGGTGGAGTCTACCGGAGTCGAAGCCCACTGGACGCGGTCGGCCATGAGGGTGAGCCGATATTCGTTGGTCGGCTGGAAAGCGTAGGTTCCGGGCGTGTTGATCGCCTGGACACTGGCCGTGGTGAGGATCGTCGCCGAGTGGTTGCCCGCTGCGGTGCCGCTGGGCAGCGAGTCGCCTGCGTCACTGCGAATGTAGGCGCTGGCGTTGGTCGCCGTGGCGTTCTCGAAAATGAGGCTGGTTCCGTCCTTCGCGTATCCCAGCGCGGGGCGGAAATACACCAAGCCTTTTGCGCCCGCCGGGTTGGCGATTGTTTGCGAAGGGATCGTCCCGCCGGGGCCAGCCGTGGCGGTGAAACTGGTGGGCGTCGGAATCGTGGCGACAACAAGCGCGGGATAATTGGCGAGCGGGTTTGAGCAGCCCGTGATTCCGATGCGTTTCCCGGGAACAAGTCCGTGCGGAGTTGTGGTGACAACGGTGAGCGTGGTGGTCGCCTGCGAAATGCTGGAGATTTCAATGTCGGGTTGTGCGGGCAACGCGTCGAGCGACACGATCTCCACCGCGAACTCCTGCCCGAGCGTCCGCTGCGACATATGCGCGCCGATCGACACCTCGAGCGGCATCGCAAACCGTTCCAGGTTTTCAATGACCGTCTCGGTCCCCGCAAAAAGCGGGCTTTTGGAAATGGTCAGGTGGCTGCACGCCAGCGCGTTTCCTTCGGCTCGGGCGATGTCGCCGTTTCCGAGGACTTGGATCCAGGGCGAGTCGGGCGTGTTCGGGGCCCACGTCTCGAAGCTTTCCCGGTACCGCGTGGTGACGTTGGACGTGGCCACGGCCCCGTTGTCGCCGAGTTTGATGGGAAGGGCTTTGCCCTCGGAGGTGTGACCGTAACAGAGGCTTTTCATAAAATGGGTGGCTCAGGCCAGACGCGCAAATGCGCGGGCGGTTTGACGTTGCTGCTGGTTTACTTTGTCCATCTCATCGTCGAGCAGGCTCTCGGCCTCGCTGCGTTCGATGCGGGCTTTGTCGTGTTGCCCGTCCTCGCGCAGGGCGTCGGCATACGCGGCGTGCGTCACATGCGGGGCGAGCACATACGGGAAAGGTTCCACCGCCCAGAAAGTCGGCGCGACGTTCGGCACCTGGTTGGTGTTGGTCGCAAGAGCCCTGTATGTCTGGCCCGTGGCGGCGAGATACACACGATCCCCGGCGGCATACGTGGTAAGCGTGGAATGCGTGGTGGCGCTCATCTCACTGGGGCGGATCCGATATTCCACCCACACGGAAACCAGCCCGAGATCGATCGTCACGGCGTCGTCGACGATCCGGAACGGGATGGGTTGGCCGGTCTTGGCGGGGTTGCCCGTGAACACGTTGAACACCTCGCCCATCACCGTCTTGCCGGTTTGTTCCAGCGGGATCGACCGATCAAGATCCGTCAGCGGCGTCCACCAGGCGGTTTCGGTGAGGGCGTGGTTGAGGTTCGCCGCCTGGAGGCTCTGGTAATAGCCGCCGTTCCCATACACCTCTGCGCCGAGCGCGTAGGTGGTCGCGGCCGAGTAAGCGTCCCGGAAGAAGCGTTGTTCGCTCCGGCTCAGATCCGGCCACGGATAAATCTCCCAAGCCCGGCGCAGATGTTTGTTGATATACCGGGTGAGACCCTCGGCTTGGGCCGAGGTGAAATTGGTTGCGGGATCCAGCCCCAGCGAACTGGCGACCCCGTGCAGCACACTCTTGAACGTGACGGTCCTCATCGGCGCAGGGCTTTCTCGCGTTTGAGCAGTTCGGCCACGATGTGCCGGAGCCTCGGCTCGGCGTCGGGTTCGAGCTCAATGATGTGCCCTTCGAGTTCCCACGCGCATTTGCCTTCGGGCGCGGGCACCTGGAGGAACCCGAGCACGCTCATGGCTTTGCATTGTTGGGGACTCGGCGACGTCATGCTCGGAGTCCGTTCACCCGCAGCGTGGTTTTTGCCGACTGGCTCTTCACCCGCAGATGCGGGTTGTCGCGCAGATACCGTTTGCGGAAATCTTTGTCCGCCCAGCACCCTTTGCCGTGCAGCGCTTCGAGCCCGAAATAAATGTCCGGATGCACGGAGAGCGTGCATTGACCCAACCCCTCGACGTGTGCCCGCTGGAGCCGTTCGTTGGCGGCGGCGATCTGCGCCTGTTGCACCTCGGCCATGGCGGCCCGTGCGTTCCAGCCAGCGCGAAACTCCGCCGCAAGCGGGGCAAGCTCCTCGTTCCAGTCGATCTGTTGGATCATAAAGAGGGGCCGCCCGGGGTGGATCTCACCCCGGACGGCTTTGGGTCGCGGAAGCGGTTAGGACGCCTTGTTGAGGTTGATGAGCTGCACGAACAGGTGCACCTCGCCCTCATTGAGTGCCGCGAGGTTCTTTGCGGACATGGACCCGAACGTGAGCTTGAACGTGTCGGCCGCCGTGTAGGCTTTGCCGGTCGTCGCGGTGAACACGCCGAAATCCACTTTGCTCCCGTTGGCGTTGAGCTCGGCCGCAGTCCGCCAGGTCGTGGCCGATGCGTTGTCGCCGATGCTCAGCGTGGTGGTGTTGTGGGCCGCGTCCGCGCTGTTGCGGAACGGGGTCTTGAGCTTGAACAGGCCCAAGTCGCCCACGGCATACCCGGCGGCCAGGGGGATGTTGATCGCCTGCGCGGTGTTTGCGGTGGTCTCGGTCAGGTCGGTGTGGTCCACCTTGATGAGGTGACTGCACCCGGTGGACACTTTCTCTTCGATGGGAAGTTCGATGACTTGGCTCATAACTTAGGAAGCGGCGATTTTACCGTGGGCAAGAGGGCTGGTGACGCAGAGGGACACGATGGCGTCGATGACGCCGCGAGGGCCGCCGCCAGCGTCGGGCAAGGGCCGGAAGTAAGGCGCGGTGTGGGTGCGCAGCTCGATGAACTCCATGTCCACCAGGGCCGCGTGTTTCATGTTGGGCGTGCCGCCCCCCGTGGTGGCGCCGACGAACAGGTCGGGGATGATTTCAACCACCCCGTAGTCGCCTTCGTAGAGGTCGATCGCCGTCACAAAGGCGCGGTCCTTGAGCTCGCCGTTGAATTGGCGGATCACGGTGTTGCTCGCCTTGTTCGGCGCATACCGACCGAAGTCGGTGATGGCGTTTTTGACCTGGGTGCCCGCGAACAACACGAGTTCCTTGGCAACGCCGGTCTTCTCGTAACGGCTCTGGAGAATGGCGCGGAAATCGTCCTCGTCGAAGTCCGTCATTGCGCCGCTGTAGATGCTCGCCGCCGGGGTGCGATAAGCCTCGTCGGTGATGGGCAGATCGGTCTGCACGGCGGACTGCACCCATTTCTGGAAGCCGCGCTGTTTGCTGCCGTCCTGCCCGTTGTCCTCGGCGGACTCCTGGTTGGAGAGCATCGCAATCTCCATGTTGCGCTTGATCTCGTACATGCTCTTGCGCTTGGCTCGGGCAAACTCGCGCTCGGGAACTCCCGCGACGGTCTGCACGTTCTCGGCGATGAAGCCCACCATGGGCGCTTCACGGTACACCTCGCACCGGGCGCTGAGACGGGCCCGGCGTTCGGCGGCGTTGGAGAAGGTGTCGACGTCTTTGCCGTCGGGCACCCCGCCCGCCTTCGGGTCCGCGTAGCGGTCCACCTGGAAGGAGTAGATGATGTTGGTCGGAGTGTCGCCTTTCGGCAGCTTCGACATGAAAGGCATTTGCTTGGCATCGGCCACGGCGAGGATGTCGGAGAGATCCTCGCGTGCGCCGACTTGGGCGACTTGGTTGGTGTAAGGCATAGAAACAGGGTCTGGTTATGCCCGGCTCGCTGTGGCCATGAAGAACCGCTCGATCGCGTCGGCGCTGCCGCCGCTCTGGAACACTTCTTCAAGGGCCTTGGTCCTCACCAGTTTGTCGGTGGCGACTTTGGGCACGGGCGTTTTGGTGACCGGCGCAGCAGGTGCGCGCTCGGGTTGTTTGATGGGTGTGGGCTTGGGCGTTTCGCCGCGCTGCATCCGGGCCCGGTGACCTTCGAGCCATTCGCCCACGAACACCTCGGGATCGGCGAAGCGCCGAATCTCGGGCAACGCCTGGAGCACTTGCTGGAAGAGCCGGTGTTCGTCGCTCTTCGTGTCGAAGAGCGCCGGATACTCCGTGCGCGCCAGCTCGATTTGTTCGGTGCGTTGCCGGAGAAACTCCGCTCGCGCCGGGGCGTGTTCGCTGAGCACCTCGTCGCACCGCGAGAAATGGCTGCGGATCTCCGCCGCCGTGGCTACTCGGGTGCCGCCGTTGCCGTCGGGCACTTCCACGGGATCGCCCGTTTCCGGGTCGACACCGTCCCAGTGCGTGATGGCCCAGGCGCGGATGCGTTTGGCTCGGGCGATTTCTTCCTGGAGTTGCGCGGCGTTCTCGACGTGGGCCAGCGGGGTTTCCGCAGACGTCGGCACGGGCGCCTCGGCAGGAGAGGCCGGGGTGGTTTGGGTGAGCTTGGCTTCCAGCTCGGCGATGCGGGCCTCGCGTTCCGCCACCGCATCGGACACCGCTTTCGCGGAGGTCTCCTCGGCAGTCTTAGCGCGGGCCGTGAGTTTGTTGATCCGCTTGAGCATCTTGGCGATGGCGCGCGGATCGTTCTCGGCGATTTCGTCTTCCTCCTCGGGCTGGGCCTTCTGTTCTGGCTCGGCTTCCGGGGTTTGGTCCTGAAGATCGGTCGGATCGGGCTGCTCCGTCGGATCGGTCGGATCTTGAAGATCAGTCGGATCGGTCGGATCGGTCGGATCGGTCGGATCGGTCGGATCGGTCGGATCGGTCGGATCAGTCGGATCAGTCGGATTTGCTGCGGTGGTTTGCTGGCCGAGAAACTCGCGTTCCTGCGGGTCGAGCAAAGCGATGAGATCGTTGGTCATGGAGAAACCCTCCAAGGGGTTGAGTGGGTCAACGCGCTTGGGGCGACCCGGCCGTGAAGGCGGGAAGCAATGGGAAGTGCGCGCAGAAACTTCGGCATGAGGGGAGCAATGGGGGATTGCCCGAGGCCCCTTCAAGCCGCCGCCCTGAGAACAACGGAAAACCGGGAAAACAATGCTCGTTAGCCCCTGGAACGACAAAAGGCGCAGAGCATCAAAGCCCTGCGCCTTTGGCGGGAATGGTCAGTTGTAAAGGAATCCTTGTCAGCTCATGGCGGCGAGGATGATCCCGAAATCTGTTTCGGGATCATACCCCCTCCTCCGGGTGGTTAGGCCCGCCGCGCATGCGAATGGCCTGCGCGATCTGGAGCGCCGCAGCGGACCAGCCGTTGTTCCAGTCGTCCACGCACTTGGTTGCTGCATGTGCGCCGTCTGCCACCTTAGCGCACCACTCGCGCTCGGCGGCCACGGCTGCTGCTGTCCGAGCTCGCTCCGCGTCCTGCAACGCCCTCCCGGCGACCAGCTCGGCTATTGCCTTCGGATCATACAGGGGGCTGCCTTCTGTCTGCTCATACACTCGTTGCAAGAGGGCATGGAGGCTTTCCTCAGTGAGCTCGGAAATGGCACTGCCTGGGATGGCCTCGCTCATACCCCCTCCTCCGGTTGCACGGTGCAGTCGATGAGCCAGCACAATGTGCCCCTTCGCACTCCAACGCGAGGGACATCGGCGTGTTTGCAATACACTCTCTGCACCGTTCCATCATCCGCCTCGACCAGAAGATACATGTAACTCTTCACCCTGTGGTGATGCGTTGTCGAAAAGTCGTCTTGGTATTCGTCAAGCAGATCGATTTTCATGGGGTTCGTCCACCAGTGCGACCAGTTGAGCCGCTCCAGAGGAAACGCGCACGAGCTGTTTCGCTTGCTGTTGACCTTTCGCCACTTGGCTCGGGATTTTCTGGGTTTAATCAGCGGCAGCCAAACGCTCATACCCCCTCCTCCGGTTGCGCCGCGCTGCGGCGGGTGGCGCGCAGGCCCGCTCGCACATCCTCGAAATCCTGCGCCAAAAACCGCAGCCATTCCAACCCGCCCGCCGTGTGCGCCAGCGCCCCGGGCGACTCCGCCAGCTCCGGACGGCTCACCTGGCTCATGGCGTTCTCAACGTGTTCCGTCAGGATCTGCCGCACCGCGAGCAGCACCGGATGCCCCTCGTGCAGTTGGCAGAGCGCATCGTGGAGTTCCTCATCCGAGAGCCGCTGTTCGCCGGTCAGCCGGATCACCGGCCGGCCGGGTTTGGTCCCGGGTTTGGTCCCGGGTTTACGCATGGGTTTTTTACGGGTGGTTGTTTTCATTGTGGGTTGATTCCAAGAACGCGCAGAACGTCGGTTTTGAGATACCATCCGCGGGTGCCGGGGATGGGCAATGTTTTGCGAGGCAACGCCCCGGTGGCGATCAGGCGTTCGATCACATACTCCGCATTGGGGAATCCGGAGCGTTCCATCAGCGCGATGACGTCGCGCCGGCGCATGAGTTCGGGTGTGTTCATTTTTCAGTACGAGCCTCGGGAACCGAAGCCTTTGAGTTGATCTGCCGGGGTGTGTTGAAGATCGGCCGTCGCCATGTAGCGCAGGCAATCGATCGGGTCTTTGCACGCGGCTTTCTCGCCGTCGTGCCCTGTGTAGTTCTGCATCGCCCAGATCACGTTCGCGCACCGGCGCGACACGTAGAGCTTGGGCTCGTTCACCAGCGCCGTGATGGGCGCCGTTCGGTCGAAGTCCAGGAGGCTGTTGATCGCCGCCAGTCCCTCCTCCTCCCGCAAGCCTGGAGCCGGGAGGAAATACAGCGCGGGCCCGTCCACCGCGCCCTTCGCGTCGGTCTGCTCATCGGCGAACCGGTCGATCAGCGAGGTGCCGCCGCTGTCTTCCGCCACCGATTGCGCGGAGCCAGACCGGGGATCGATGTATCGGGTGTCGATCCATTCGCCTTTCTCGTCCCACGCCGTGCCCGTCCAGCGGTTGCCTTCCTCCTCCAGGATGAGCCGCTTGTATTCCTTCACCCCGTGCCCGAGCGCGGGCTGAGCCGGACCGGGCGCGCCGTCCCATTTCCGCGAATCCTCGCTGGGCAACGCCCATTCGCCGTGCCTGGGCATGTCCGGCCATTCCCGATAAACGAAGTGCCGCCCGGCGTTGTCCACCGCCACCCAGATCAGGAAGAAGTTCCGGGCCCCCGCGGGGTCGAGGATCAAGTAGCGGCTCACATCCTTCTGCGGGACGAGCCGTTCGTCGATGATGTTGTGCGCGCCGAATTTGGGGAACGTCGTGCGGATCGTGTTCCGCGCATACCCGTAGAACCGGCGTTCCCGCACGACCTTCTCCTTGTGCCCGTAGTCCTGGACCAGGCGCGTGTAGTTGCAGAACGGATTGAGCTTGGAATGGAAGTAGATGATCCAGTTGTTCGCGCCCGCGCCTTTTTGAATGTAGGGCATGTGGCCCGGCGGACAGTCCTCGACGTGGATCTCTTCCGGCGACAACACGGCGGGATCGACCGGCAGACTCTGCATCGTGACGGCCCCGGCTGTCACGTCCTTGATCGCGGGCGTCATCCCGTCAATCGCGGTGTAGGGCCAGAGGAATTTCCCGTTCCTGTCGGCCAATCCCCGCTTGAGCCCTTCCAACCACCGGAGCGGCATGTTCTCGTCCCCGATGATGAGATCGAACGCGAGCCCCTCGTAAATGCGCGGGTCCTGGTAGTAACACCCGAACATGCACACCCCGCCGTTGGGGGTGGTGAACTTGTTGTTCGAGAAGCCGTTCTTGTCGTCATATTTGATGTTCGCCGTCTGAGACCGCTTGAGCCCGCGCCATTCGTTGGGGAGATATTTGTAAACGCCCTTGTGATGGAGCTCGATGCTGGTGGGCTCGGCCTCGTGAAGGATGAGCACCCGCTTGTCGAATCCGTTCACCAACGTCTGCACGGCTTTGCGCACGCAATACTCGGTCTTGCCTGCGCGGTTCCCGCCGAAGATGCACAGCAACCCGGCCCCCTCGGACAGGAGCCGGTCGGCGTCCCGCCAAGAAGGCTCGATGACAAAGCCGTGATGGAACGGGTCCTCGACGGATTTGCGGATCCGCTCCAACCGGGTGGCCTCGTATTCGGCCAGCATCACGGCGGCCCGGTCGATGCCGACGCGTTTGATGAGCGCGTCGATCTCGGCCTCTGCCGGGATGGGCACCATGGGGTGAGGTTTAAAGGGCGGGATCATAGGGGTTCAAACACGCTGCCGCGTCCGCGTCCGACTGTTTGTTGGTGGAGTTTCTTGGCCGTGCGGCCCTTGTTCATCCGTGCGACGGCGGCGATGCTGCACGCGGTCGAGCAGTAAACCGTCGGCCTCTTCTTGTTGCGGAGGAACTGGCCGCGGCATTCGGGGCACTCCACGGATTCCATTTGGACCGGGGCCCGGCGGTTGTAACACGCCGCTGAACAGTAGGTGCGCCCGGGCCGGATCGGCCCGGAACATGTGGGACAGGTGTTCATGCTATGAATCGCAGCATTTTCAAAGCGCACCTCATCATGCGGATGTCGCAGTCGATTTGCTCAGCCCATGGATTCGGTCCATGCCGGGTGTCTGCGTCATGCCGGCATTCTTGGGCATAGCATAATCCAGCCCTAATCGATGCCGCGAGTGTCTCGCCTAGCAGGCGAGGGACGGCGGCCGCTTCACTCTCGATCTCGTCGGGCGCACTTTCCTTTTCCTCCGCCGCTGGGTTGTGTTTGAGGAACTCTTGCGTCCACTCGTGGAGAATATCCATTAGCTCCGCGTGAGACATCCCAACATCGTTTGCAAGCCTCACGAAATATGGGTCGGAAGCGGGTAATGGAACATGCAGCGCCCGCAGCAGTTGCGAATGTCTCCCCTCATGCGTGCGTCTTGAGTAAGTCAGTTGATTGGCGTCATACGAAAATCCGTGACGCACCATCCAGATATTGAGCGCTTCCGGGAAAATGATCTTCTCTGAATTGATTTTTGTAGCTTTCTGGGGGTCGAGTTTCTCGTCATGCATCCGCTGCGTCCGTTGTTCGAGATCCTCGATGAGGGTGTCACGCGGGATTCCCATGTGTCGGGCAAGCCGATCGAAGTTGCAGTCATCGCTCGGAAGTGCCCGGTCCGAGTCCCAAAACTTGGGTGACAGTTCTAGGTCGAGGCATTGGGTGAAAACCCTGTGTTCCGGGTGATACGTCCAACCGCTGTTCAACAGCAATTCTCTGACTGCCAGGGGTGAAATCATTGTTGTTTCCATGTTAAAACGGGATGTCGGATTGGTCGTCTAGCTCGTCGAGTGGAGCCTTGTAGGCGGGCCTTGCCGGACGGGCCGCAGATCCAGGCGCGGGCGCCGGGGCGGCTTGACCGCCCGCGTTTGCCGGTTTGCCCCCGAGCATCTGGAGCGTCTCGCCGATGACCCGCATTTTCTGGCGTTTCTGGCCGGTGTCCTTGTCGTCCCATTGATCCAGCTTGAGCCGGCCTTCGACGTAAACGCTCCGGCCTTTGGCGAGGTATTCCTTGGCAACCTCGGCGGTGCGTCCGAAGAACTCGACGTCCACAAACGTGGTTTCCTCCTGTTGCTCGCCCGCGTCGTTTTTCCACGAGCGATTGACCGCCAGCCCGATCTGGGTGACGGCGGTGCCGCGGGGCGTGCGGCGAAGTTCAGGGTCCCGTGTGAGGTTCCCAATGAGCATGACTTTGTTGAGATTTGGCATGGTGTTGGTGTTGTTTGGAAAGGGGTCTCTGCGTCCAAGCCGGTCGGCTCGGAAGACGCGCTTCACAGCTCGTAGGGAGCACGCGCCCGGCGTTTTGCCCGCAGAGGTAAAGGGGTTAGTCGGCGTGAAAGGCGAACAAGTAGGCCAAGGCCAAAAGAGCCGCCGGGATGGTGAGCAAGTCGATTGTTTCCGGGCTCATTGCTGGCCCCCTTCCTCGCGCAGCATCCGCTTAAATGTTTCCCCCAAGACCCAATCCAAAAGCGCGCTTTCTTCCATCCGCTCGCAAGCGGAGCAATGGACCCGGAAAACAAGCTGCGGCGCGGTTGCCGAGGCAAGCGGGTTCGGAGTCAGGAAAACTTCGATGGTCTGCGTCCCGGTTGCATCCATTTTGCCCACTTGGATTAAATAATCCGCAAGTTCGACTGTCTTTAAATACGGCAACTCCGGCCTTGGGAGGCGTCCCTCTGGATAAATAATGCGGTCCTCCAACCAAGGTGACTTGGTCCAACTGGGTTCTTCCGCAACCCTGTAAATATAATCTGGGTGTCTTCTTGCCTCGCTCCCGCGGATGCGCCCGCGAAAACTTTTACTGACGTTCGCTTGAGTCAACTCCTCGCTCATTGCGCGCCCCCTTCCTCAATCAACTGGCGGGCGTCGAAAACAGGCTCGCCGGTTCTAACAGGCTCGCCGGTTCTTATAGGCTCGCCCCAGACAGAAGCCTTCAAACTGTCAACATACCACAGCACGCCAACGGTGCCGAAAAACTCCTGAGCTGCGGGGGCATAGAGAAAGCGCGTGGCCCGTTCGCAGGAAACGCCGGGCAAAGGCCCGTTATACCCTTTTGGGACTTTCATCAGGATCACCCCCGCTCGCTCTAGGATAAGCTCCACCTCGATCAAGTCGAATTCGTCGGTGTCTTGGTCGCTCATTGCGCGCCTCCTTCCACCTCATTGGCTCGCACAATGGCGCAGCCTTTTCCAAGGCGGATGAACCCGTTGTTCTTGCGGAGAAGCTCCTCGGTCACTCCGCCCTCCCGCCACAATTTCAGCTCTGCGTTTGCGGCATCCAATGCTGCCGACAACTGGCGCTCGCGGGCGAGCCAGATTCTTTCGATTGCTTCGGAGGTCATGGGTTGGGGTGGATTTGCAGGGTGATGGTAATTTCCATGGTGACGGGTTCGCCGGTCTCGCGGCTCTCTTGGAGCTCCTCGGTGATCTGCTTGAGGATGTCGGTCTCCTGGGCGCCGAGCGTGTCGCGCACTTGTTTTTGCAGGTCGTGCGCCATCCGTCGGATGATGGGGTGGCGGCTCATTCTGTTTTCCGTTGGACGTTCAGGAAATGGAGCACCTCGCGTTCGAGCCTGGTTGCGGTTTCGAGGATCGGCATGGCAAACGACTTGAGCATCAGCGCCGCCTCGAATTGCTCCTCGCTCGTGTTTTTGTTTTCCGCTCTGAGCAACGCTTTCGTGCGCCATTCGAGAGCGGACTGGGTGACAATGGGGTGCTCGGGATGTTCGGGTGTCATAGGGTGATGGGGTGGTGAGGCATGGGTCAGTATTCGTTGTTTGAGGTCGCCGATTCGGGCCGGTTTTCGAACCGGGTCAGTTCGCCGACAAAGTTCAGCCGCACCGTGCCCGTCCGCCCGTCGCGTTGCTTGTCGATGATGATCTCCGCGTAGTTCTCTAGGTCGTCCATGGTGGTGACGTGCGCGTCGGGATCGGCCTGGTATTTCTCCAGCATCTTTTCCCGTTGCTCCTTGCTCTTCGCGTAGTAGATCGGGCGGTACAGCAGGCCCACAACGTGCGCTTCCTCCTCGATCGCCCCGCACTCCTTCAGGTCCGCCATGGTCGGTCGGCTCTCCTTGCGCTCCTCGGCGCCGCGGTTGAGCTGCGCCAGAACGATGATCGGCACGTTGAGCTGTTTCGCCGTTTCCCGGATCCCCTGCATGATCTCCGCAATCTCTAGGTTCCGGTTGTCCCGGGCCCGCTTCGAGCTGCCTTTCATGATCTGCACGTAGTCGATGATGATGAGCTTGGCCTTGTGCAGCACCACCGCACGCCGCGCACGCGCACGGAACTGCGCGATGGTGAGCCCCGCCGTGTCGTCCAGAACGATCCGGTTCCCGATCATGGAGGAGGCCGCTGCGGTGAGCTTGGGAAACTGCGCGTCGGAGAGGTAGCCGTCCCGCAGCCGGCCGATGTTGATTCGGGCGCGGCCGCACAGGATCCGGTCCACGATCTGGTCCCGCGTCATTTCCACGGCGAACAACGCCACGGCGGCCCGCTTGTCGTTCTCCAGCGTGGTCGCTGCCGCCTCGATCCCGAGTGCGATGTTCTCAGCGATGTTGATCCCGGCGGCGCTCTTGCCCATGGCCGGTCGCCCCGCGAACACGTAAATGTATTTGGGCTTCAGCCCGTCGAGCATGTTGTCCAGGGCGTCGAATCCCGTGACCAACCCCACCGGCTTGCCCCGCTGGTTGTACCGCGCTTGGATCCGGTCCACGGCGTCGAGCACCTCCTGTTTGCTCACCGGACGGAGGCTTTCCGCGTCGGCCGTCATGGCGCCGATGTCGATCGCCTCGCCCTGAAATTCTTCCAGCAGGTTCTCCGTGTTGTCCTGTTCCTCGTAACACCGGGAGGCGAACGACGTGCCGAGGTTGATGATCCGCCGCAAGATCCGTTTTTCACGCACGATCCGCACGTATTCGCGCCAGTCTGCCGCAGTAGGCATGAAGAGTTGCAGCTCGGTGACGACCCCGGGGCCGCCCGCCGATTCCAGCTCGTTCTTGTCCCGCAGATGCTGGGTGAGCGCGATGAGCTCGACCGGCTTTTTTGCGGCGGTCATGTCGATGATGGCCTGGAACACCAGGGCGTTGGCCGGGGTGTGGAAGTGCTCGACCTGGATCGCCGCGCCGACTTCCTCGATGATCTCCGGCCCGCCGATGAGCATACACCCGAGCAGGGCTTTCTCGGCGTCCGGACTGGATGGGAGCAGACGTTGGCTCATGCGGTGATGAGGAAGAACGTCGGCCGTGGTTCGCGCATGGCGGCGGCGAGACGGGCCAACACATCGTCCCCGGCGGCGAGGGTGGTTTGGCCGTTGGCCAGAATGCGGAAAACGCGGGTGTCCGGGGCGGGTGCGAGCGCGTTGATCCGGTCGAGGAGTTCGGCCATGGCCAATGCGACCTCGGGTTTTTCGTTGAGGGAGGCGTGGTTGAGCCGGTCGGCGATGAGTTGGGTGATGGTGTTTTGCATAGGGTGGCTTTTGAAAGCAGCGGGGCCTGGGGCTTCGCCTTAGGCCTCGGCAGGGGTGAGGTCGCGGACGGCGGGTTCCGGGGCCGCGTTGTTTTTTTTCACGACGGTCTCGTGCAGAGGGAATTGCGGGAACTCCCGGCGGAGCTCCTTGTCCACGTCCCACCACGACCGCCAATGGCCGGTGAGGGCGCCGGGATATTTTTCGAGCAGGGCTTCCCGCCAGTTGAGGGGTTCCTCGGCGCGCCCGAATTTTTTTCCCGTGCTTTCGGAGGGCATCGACTCCGGGTTCTGGGCGAAGAACTTCCGAGCCCGATCGACCTGCCCTTGAAAGTTCTGGATGAACGAAACGAGGGTCTGCGGCGGGTAAAACTTCGAATCGTCCGCGTTTGCCATGAACCAGGCCTCGACCAGACTCAGATCCTCAAAGGAGACGTGGGCCTTCATGGCGTGGACTTCCTCAATGTTGGTAGCCCGCTGATTTTTTTTGCGGCCCAAAAGCGATCCGAGTCGGGCAAGGACTTCCTGGGCGGTGGCGATGTCCTCCGGCGCCCCGGGTTTTTTATTTTCGGGAGAAGAGGGTTCGTGAGGTTCTTGGCTCTCCCTTTGGAATCCCTCTTCTCCATGCCTCTCCTCTCCACTCCTCTCCTCTCCTCTCCTGGGGTATGCATGCGGTATGGATACCGCATGCATACCGCATCCGGAGGTGGTGGTTTTTTCGTCGGAGGAAGAAGAGAAAAGAGGCTTGAGAGACGGGTATTCGGCGAGAACGGCGGCTTTCAATGGCTCGCTGTGAGCCGCGACCACAGCCCTCACAATCGCCCCTGAAACCTTGCTTTTACAGAGGGAAGGACCGTCTTGAGCGTATTGTTTCCGGATGAAACTCTTGATCCAATACCGCCGTGAAATGAGGGGAGCAGGCTTCTCGGATGCTCTCGGAATGGATGCGGCATGCATACCGGATGCATCCGGCATAGATGCGGCATGCATACCGCATGCATCCGGCATAGATGCGGCATGCATACCGCATGCATCCGGCATAGATGCGGCTTTTGATTTTTCGGGGATGATGAAGATTTCGTCTCCGAATGCCTCGCAAGCGCGCTCGAAGTCGCTCCAATCCAGCTTGGTCTCAAATTCGAACAGGTCTTTCTCAGCCAGGCAGTAACCAGCGGTCGTGAGACGTGGGTTGGTCTGCATCCAAATCATGGCCATCCGCGTTTCGACGGGATAGGGCCGCCAAGTGGTCCAGATTTCAGGGTCGATTTTCGTTTGCATCAGTATCTCCCAGGGAAGCGAGGGCACCGGCCCTCAAGGTCAAATGTGTTGGGGCGCACGGGACACGGCCGGGCCCGGAGCGCCATCCGGGGCCGGAAATTCTCAGACGACCTCACCCGCACGGTGAGCAGGGCGGGCGGTTTTTTTTCCACCCACAGCGTCGGCTCGACGTCGCTGCACCACAGGACGCGGGGATTCTGCGGCTTGGACACCACCCAGAGGGTCACCACAGCGGGCACGGGGTCAGACACGCCCTGTGCGTCCCCCTGCGCCACTGGCGACCCCTCCGCGCCGTCTTTTTTTTGGGGCGTTTTTTCAAGCTCCAGAACGGCGCGGATTTTTTCCTGCCCTGCCTCGGACAACACAATGTCCCGCCCCTCCTTTTTCCAGTGGAGGCCTTCGGTGAGATGCGCCTTTCGGAGGGCGCGGATGTGTTCCTCGCGCAGCCCGAGGGCCTCTGCGAAGTCGCGTTCGAGTAGGGTGGTAATCATGGGTGTCTTTGTCAGAAATTCCGAAAGGGGTGATGGTTGCTAAGGATGGGGGGGGTCACGAAACGCTCGACCCCCGCCCCCCCTCTGAGGCCTGCCGTTTCCGCCGCCGAGAAGGTGCCGTTTCCGGGCCTGCCGTGCCCGTTTCCGAGGCGCAAGGCGTATCCAAAAGTGTATCAGCGGCGGGTGTTACTCTGGACAAGTCACCAAAAGCAGATGATTC